GGGTCTATATAGTATAGTATAAGCACTACTTAAGTTATCATAAGAATATTAACACCAACCAGTTATAAGACTTAAGAGTAACTTAAGTTAGCTAATAGATTATTACTTATTGTTGTTCATTCCTTGAGGCATTAACTCAGGTATAACACAGTGATCCTCCCAAGTACAACCAAGATGAACCTTGACAACACAACATATGTAAGACGTGATCTTGCTGATGTCTTGGGGGGAATATTTATTACCTTCTTAAGTAAATTCTACTTACGCAACTTCCCAAACTTGCGTAAGAAGCTTAAATCACCTTCTTAAGTAAACCTAAACTTTGTCGTTTAGTGGCGATAGCCACGAGGAACCACCATCATGGCTGAACAGCTAAAATACAGTAAGCTCGTTGAGAAGCACATCTTGGAGTGTATCCAAGGTGGTATTCCTATTCGTCAGATGATTGCTTCTATGCAGCACTTACAAGAAGCTCCAAAGTCTTTATCCACTATGTATAAACATTATGGGTCGTTCATTGAGATGGAGCGTACAAAGATCAATGGTGCAGTAGGTAAACGTGTGATAGACCAAGCCTTGTATGGAGATGTACAGGATGGTATTACATGGAAGAGCCAAGAGTTATTCCTACGCTCTAAGGGCGGATGGTCTCCCCAGAATACAGTTAACGAAGTTGAACAAGACATTGATCCCGAACTTGATGTCTCCGCAGCAGATCAACTTATGAACCTCTTAGGATTTGATACTGATGAACCCGACGAAGAGAATAACGGCTGAGACACTCCGACAGTTACCACCAGCTAAAGTCAAGAAGCTGTTCACTCAGCTAGGACCAGCTAAGGTAGACGAGTTACAACATGATTGGTCGTTCTGGGGTAGAGACGCACAGTTTCCTCCTAGTGACAATGAGTGGAACACTTGGTTAATCAATGCTGGTCGTGGCTTCGGTAAGACCCGTTGTGGTGCTGAGTGGGTACGACAGCAAGTCAAGAATGGACATAAGCGTATTGCTTGTGTAGCTTCTACTAACAGTGACATTGAACGTGTTATGGTTAAGGGCGAGAGTGGTTTCTTATCAGTCTGCTGGAAGCATGATAAAGATAACAAGGGTAAGCCAATGGGCTTTCCTGAGTGGTCTCCTACCAAGAGGTCACTAAGCTGGGCTAATGGGGCTAAGGTTGAGTTTTACTCAGCAGAAGAGCCTGAGCGTCTACGTGGTCCACAGTTCTCCGCTGCATGGTGTGATGAGCTTGCTGCGTGGAACAAAGATATTGACACATGGCAGATGCTTCAGTTCTGTCTACGTCTTGGTAAGCACCCTCGTGTGTGCGTTACAACAACTCCCAAGCCAACTAAGTTAATGCGTGAGCTACTCAAGAACCCTAAGACTATAGTTACAAGTGGTTCTACCTTTGATAATGCTGCTAACCTAGCTGATACCTACCTTGTTGCTGTTAAGGAACAGTACGAGGGTACACGTATTGGTAGACAGGAGCTTTATGCTGAGGTACTAGAGGAAGCTGAAGGCGCACTATGGTCTACTGAGATGCTAGACAATGCTCATGTTAAGCATGAGGATGTTCCTGACTTATCTCGTATTGTCGTTGCACTTGATCCTGCTGTTACCTCTAACGCTGAGAGTGACATGACTGGTATTGTCGTTGCTGGTATTGATATTAACGGTGTTGCTTATGTATTAGGCGACTACACTGACAGGCTATCCCCACAGGGTTGGGCAGCTAAAGCTATACAACTATATAACCACTATCAGGCTGACCGTATCGTAGCCGAGGTCAATCAGGGTGGTGACATGGTTAGAACTACCATTCATGGTGAGGACGATAGTGTATCCTACAAGGCTGTAAGAGCCTCTCGTGGGAAGTTTGCTAGAGCCGAGCCAGTGTCAGCATTATATGAACGGGGGCTTGTTAAGCACGTCTCTAATCCCCCTGATGGTGCATCACTGAATGAACTTGAGACACAGATGAGAACGTGGGAGCCATTAGGTCGAATTGGCTCTCCTGACCGCCTTGACGCTATGGTGTGGGCAATTACAGACCTTTCTCTTAACGGCTATGCTAAACCCCAATTAACCCTCGCTTATTCTAGTGCCAAGGGTTTATCGAAGTAAATAAAGGCAATAGTCCAATGGTTAAGAAGCTCTCAGAGGCAGCAGCTAAGTCTACACTAGGTGTAGCTGGCGACAATACACATCACGGTCAAATACGTGCTGATGAGTTTCTCCCTGAGTTACGTGGCAAGAAGGCCATCCGTAAGTATCGTGAGATGCGTGATAATGATAGTACTGTTGGTGCTGTCATGTATTCTGTTGAGCAGATACTTCGTGATGTTGACTTACACGTTAAGCCTGTGGATGATAGTGATGCAGCTAAGGCTGAGGCTGACTTCGTTAAGAGTGTCCTAGATGATATGGATCACACCCTAGACGATCACATCTCAGAAGCTCTGTCTTATTTGTCGTATGGCTTCGGTTGGTTTGAGGTTATCTATAAGAGACGTGTTGGTCCTACTGAGCGTTCTGATAAGAAGAACTCTAAGTACACTGATGGACGCTTAGGTGTTAAGAAGATTGCTTCTCGTGCGCCTTGGACTATCAGTAAGTTTGACGTTAACCAGAAGACTGGTGATGTCTTAGGCATTGAGCAAGAAGTAGGGTTTATGAATGGACGTAACTACATTCCACTCAATAAGTCTATCTATTATAGAACAACTTCTCTTAACGGAGACCCAAGTGGGCGTTCTATTCTTCGTAACGCTTACACTTCTTACGAGTATCTTAACAATCTACAAGCTATCGAAGCTATCGCAGTGGAAAGGGAACTTGCTGGTATTCCCGTTGCTAGGATTCCTGCTGAGTATCTCTCTGGGGATGCTTCTGTGGCACAGTCGGGCTTTGTTAACAACCTCCAACAAATCCTACGAGACGTTAAGTTCAACGAGCAAGGCTACATTATACTGCCTTCCGATACCTACCCTGATAAAGACGGAGCGCCTACCAGCACAAGACTAGTAGACATCGAACTGATGGCTTCCAATGGTAAACGTAATATTGACATTAACCCAATCGTAAGTCGCTATCAGCATGATATTGCTCGTAGTGTACTTTCTGAGTTTCTCCTTCTTGGTTCATCTGGCGGCTCCTACGCCTTGTCCAAGTCGAAGACAGACCTGTTCCTCCGTGCGCTTGAGAGTTATATTCAAGCTATTGTAGATGTTCTCAACAAACAGTTGGTCGAGCGTCTTTGGCAGTTGAACGGTCTGGATTATGATTTGATGCCAACTATTGAAGCTGGTGATGTTGCTCCACACGATCTTCGTGAGATTGCTTCGTTCCTTCGTAACCTTAACGGTGCTGGTATTGATGTCTCATCTCACCCAGAGGTCATTAGTGATCTTATGGATATTGCTGAGTTGGACTACAACCATGATGCAGGTTTACAAGCTACCGAAGACGGGGAGGAACAAGAGTAATGGCAACTTTAGCAAACTCTGTACTAGATAACGGTCTGTCAACCTTGACAACTAATGGTACTCGTGTAGACATCTGCACCGCAGAACCTACGTCCTACGCAGAAGCTACCTTGACTTATACTCTTGGTACATCTTCTATTACAACAGGATCACCTGCTGATCGTAGTGCTGGTGGTCGTGAAGTATCTGTTGGCGCAGTAACAGACGCAAGTGTTACAGGAACTGGTATAGCAGCCTTCTACGCTATTACCAATGGGTCTGACACCTTATACGCAACAGGTGGTTTAAGTACATCTCAGTCTGTGACAACTGGTAACACATTCTCGTTAGGTTCGTTTACTATCGGTATTCCTGACCCAGCATAAAAGAGGGTTAGTGTATGACAGACTTAGTTGCAGTCAGTATTCTCACTGGCCCACCACAATCTTTATCTGTTGATACTTCCCACCTGACAGATGATAGCTTAATTACAGACTGGCAGACGTACTTCTTTGCTGCTGATACAACAATAACACAGTCCCAGAGTATTTCCGTTACGGCTATACTGACGGGAAACCCCGTTATATCTACAACTGGTTTAATACAAGTCTACGGCTTCCAAGCTAATGATCTTGTGGTAAGCCAGCCAGTTTTGTCTGACGCTACCTTAACAGAAAACTACCCGTTACAAGCTAATAATGTCGTTACCCTACAACCTATTGTTTCTTTAGCCCCTATAACAGAAGCAGAGAACTTTACAGCGGTAGACCTTATCTCTGGCACACCAGAGCTTGATACACCCGTAATATCTCAGAGTAATTTCTTTGGTGCTGACGACATCCTCACGGGTAGACCTGATGTAGAAGATGCACCAGACCCTAACGTAATATATGAACAGGTGGTACAGCAGATGTTTGGTGGTTGGCCTAAGAGAATATACGAACACACCGATTTAGCTATCGCTAGAGGCCACAGCCTTGGTCACAGAGCCTTGTACAAGTTCGGGTACAACCCAGATGTAGATGCTGCTGAGGAGACTGTATGGTCTCAAGGTGGTAATTACCCTTGGATTGATGCCGCAGTTACAATGTTCGTAAGTAGCACAAGTGCAAATGACACAAGTGGTGGCACAGGTGCTAACACAGTGCTTCTCCAAGGTCTTGACGAAGACTACAATGAGATCGAAGAGACTATTACGCTTAATGGTCAAACGCAGGTAACTACCCAACTGTCGTATCTAAGGGTCTACAGAGCTTTTGTTACTCTGGCTGGTTCAAGTGGCACATCTGGTGGTACAATCTACATTGGTTCGTCAGGTTCTAATAACGGTGTTCCTAACGGTACAGTTTATGCTAACCTTGGGCTTGGTAATCAGACGCAGATTGCTGCTTATACAGTCCCAGACGGTTACACTCTGTACGTAGATGACATTAACTTCACTGCTGCTGTCTCTCAAAACAACAAGAATGTAACTTGTAGCTTTGTTAGTCGTGAGTTTGGGTCAAACGTGTTTAGAACTAGGTTTATTAACGTACTTCAAAGTAATCAGCTAATAACTAAGTTTGAGTATCCCATACCCTATGTTGAGAAGACAGACATAGAGTGTAGAGTTTCTACAAACACTACTAATACAGCAATCGGTGCCTCATTCCAAGGCGTTCTTATCAAAAATGACTCGTGAGGTTACTAAGAAATGAAAGTCGGATCAAAAGTATCTTGGAACTCTTCTGGCGGAACCGCTCGTGGTATCGTCCGTGAGATCGTTCGTGATGGCACTGTATCAGGTATCCCCGTAAAGATTACAGGGTCTAAAGAAGAACCTGCTGCTCGTATTGAGATTACTGACGATAAAGGTAAGCCAACAGGCACAATGGTAGGTCACAAGGTTTCTACTCTGCGTAAAGCACAATATGCCAATGACATCTTCACAACTGAAGCAGAGGCAATCTCTCGCAGCATGGACTTGGGTCTTGATGGTGTTATTCACGTATCTGACTACAATGGTCAAGCTGTCTTTATGCCAGCATCAAGCCATGAGGCTTATCTAGCTTACTACGGGCAGGGTGAGGCTATGGAAGAGCCAGAGGCACCTTCAGTGGACCGCATAGAGGCCCTCAGGGCTATTGTGGCAGAGGTAATAGGTAATAAAAGTATGACAAAGAACATTGAAGGTAAAATCCTTAAGACCGACGACGAACAGCGTATGGTCTACGGTTGGGCTTCA